GCAGTCATAAAGTTAGCAAAGTCAACTGCACTACCTGTATGATTATGTGTAGATGATTTATCAAAAGCAGCTGCTCTCATACCTCGAAATAATTTACGATGGTCACTTGATCCACCAAGCCCCGCAGAGCCCCATCGGGATCTAATATTCCAGTTCGCTATATCATCTTGATGAGAAGAAGCAGTATCACCATTAATCATACAATCTTCAAAAGCATCTTCTAAATCCTGTGCAATTTGTTTAGTTAATGCAGGAATAATAGCAAATGCTGAATCTTCGCCGGCACTGTCGTCAATATTCATTAATGAAGCAAGTCCCTTAACGCGTACAGTTTTTTGTTCTGTTTCGATTGTTGAGGCCTGATACTTAGCCAAATCATCTGTAAGTTGCCCTTTAATATAAGGACGACCACCACGAGATAGTTTTGGAATAAGTAAAGTTTCACGTTCCATATTTACTGTAGGCAATAAAGCACGAAGACCGCGTGGAATTTCAAAGGTTTGATAAAGTTGAGTAGCGAACTGATCCGGGATCCATTCCGCACCTACTCCACTACTGTCAGTAAATGCCTTATTGACAGCGTTTTTCATAAAGTCCGGCGCTTTTTGAAGATGTGAGTAAAGTTTTAAGTCTGCTTTTGGTGTATATGGTTCTCGCATCATCATTCTTGCAAGAGTTCGCTTTTGTACTTGATTACAAAGTTCTTTATGCCAATCAGAGGCGTAAACTTCGCTATCTAGTAAACCTTTTTCAACAATATTAATTCGTCCCTGTCCTTCTACATTCTTACTAACTGTTTCAGTTTTCCATCGAATAGAACCATCTTCTTTTTTAAAGTTTTTAAGAACATTATCAGAACCAATAACATCGTTAGTAACTGGTTTATCTTGCGACTCTACTAACAACTTTTGTGCTTTCTTCAAGTCTTTTACTTGTTGTTCAAAATTGCGAAGTTTATCATCAGTGTTTTTCTGATGATTTACAATATTTGCGATTAATCTTTTCGCTTCGTCTAGTTTATGTGACATGGTTGTGCTCCTTACTTAGTACATGCTTTTTGCTAGTAAACTTATATAATCATAAAAATCTTTTTCTTTTTCTTCATCTTCTTCGACTGCTTTATCTTCTTCTTCTTCTTCCATGGCTTTATCTTCTTCTTCTTCCTTATATGAAGATTTTTCTTCTTCTTCTTCTTCCATGGCTTTATCTTCTTCTTCTTCTTCCATGGCTCGTTCATCTTTTGCTTTAGCGAACTCAATTACAATTTTATCTTCTTCATCTCGTATTGCGATAATGTGTCGAAGTTTAATTTCTGGTTGATTAAAAAGTTCTCTATATAAAACATCTCGAACCTCTTCCACAACTTGATTTTTAAGAATATTAAAATCTTTTTGATTCATAATAGCTTCTCCATTCGCAGGTATTGTAACTAGACTCACTTCTAGTAATTCTGCTTTACTATAAAACATTCCCTTTTCACCATAAAAAGGACTATCTTTTGAAAGTTCATATCTTGATTTACTTTCTAATGGTTTAAAACCAACAGAAACGGCATTTAAAAAACCATCTTTAGCCTTTCTCGCAATTTCTTTTGCCCTTTCATCCTTCATATCAAAAGTTACATCGATATTAAGTTTTCCATTTTTAACTTCTACTTCACCACGTCCAATGGGAAGGCTATTACTATCGTGATTTAAGAGCACCACGGGATTGTTTCGATAGTTAGTTAAGTTCCATCCTTTTTGATCTATGATATCACCATATCTATCAACACCAGAAGTAGAAGCAATAAAAGATAAAGTATCCTTAACTGTTCCTTCCTGGTTATTTCTTTTCATTATGTATGATAATGTATTCATACTTTGCTTTATACACTTAAATAATAAACTATGCAACATGAATATTTTTAAGGGAATAAACTACATTATTTTTCACTTTAATATGTAACCAACTTAGTTATATATGAAGTTCGATATATTCGAAGAAGTTATTTATTTACTTTACTTTATAAATAAAATTAATCATTTGTTGTAATTTCTTTAAAGGAAGTTTATTTTAATCTTCTATAACTGGTATTATTGTACAACGACAATTAACATTTTCACCAACAGTTGAGAAATTTCCCGGTGATGATGCTTCATAACTTCCAAAAGTTGAAGATAATACAAAGTTTTGATTAATATCCACAATTGTACCATCCAATTTTTCATGACTAGGTCTTACTTTATTATCCCTTGCTGATAACCACTGTTTTTTTACGTTTATGCCATCACTCGCGGCAAGTTCATAACTTTTATTGGTTGCTTCGCTTACTATCCTGGTTGTTTCAGTTCTGGATATTCTTAACGCTCTTTTTGAATCGAAACCTAAACTTGTATCACTTTTTAAAAGTGAAGCTATATCTTCAACGGCTAAACCTTCTTCTAAACCCTTTTGAACATAATTCATTACTATATTCGCAGTGGACCTGGAAACCTTTAAAGCATTATCATTAAACAATTCTCTTCCTAAGTCACGATAACCAAATACTAAATCTAATGGTTTTTCCTTCTTTGCAAGTTTATAAACTTTATCAAGTTCTTGCGAACCAGTTAAAGACCAATGCTTAAACCATAAATCAAAAATATCTTCTGATTGAATTCGTGCTTCTTCTAAAACTGATAATAATTGTTCTCTTGCTACAATCATCCCCTTTTCTTCCGAAATGAAGAACCCCTTATCAGTTGTAACATGTTCTTTTATTCTTTCGATATAACGCGTTTTCGCTTGTTTAAAATATGTTTTATATGCTTGTTCTAGTTCTCTTTCGATTTTTGAATGAGTATTTTTAATAAACTCGTTCCACATTTTAGTTAGTTTTTTTTCTTTTTTTTTTTCTTCGTTGATTTTCCTTTTCATTTCATTAAGAACTTTTTTCATTTTTCGTTCGCCTATTTCTGAAACTGCATACCATTTAATTTGTGCTACAAGTCCCTTAATTGTACTTAAGTTTATAGGATGAGAACTATCATTAAACTGTTTTCCATCCTGTTCGTGACGTGCCACCCATGCCTCACGAAGTCTTATAGCCCGTTCTTCACTTAGATTTTGAGGCTTTTTACTTCTTCGTTGTGTAATCGGCCTGAGTTTTTTATATTGATCATTTCCGCGAATATTACCCCCTGTTCGCCATATTTCCGGATAGTTTAATTTTAAGTTTTCTGCATATTTCGGGTCGAATACTTTCCATTGACTATTGGATAGTGAAACGGCTTTATCATCGCCTTTTTTAGGAAAGTTAGTTATAGAACCTTCTTCATCCTTTTCGACTTCATTAAATGATAAATATGATTCCAATAATGGTGGTGCTTCTTCATTAATCTGATTGTAATATATTTGAATGTTACTATAGGCTTTTCGTCTTTCTTCTTCTGTAAAAGGTGGTCGTCCATAACGTCCATTTAACGTATCTATAGCCACCGAAAGCAGGTCTTTGAATATTGCTACATCACCTTTATCAGAAGCAGCCTCTAATAGATTATCCCTATTTAATCTTCTTCCTATCCTTAGTTGATAACCACTTTTCAATTGCTGTTGGTCTGGATTAAAAAGTAAATATGCGCTTTTATATCGTTCCCAGTTCGGTGGGCTTCCTAACAATGATTTTTCGATATCACTTTCAGGAAGTTCTTTCGGATTAGAAGGAATATCGACAACTTCTAATTGTAATACTTCGCTTTTAAATATCTTTTCCTTAAATGCTTTTTCTGCATTACTTAATGGGTGTTCTGTTGGTAATAAATCTGTGTCATGTTTTCCGCTTCTAAATCGTTGGTTTCGTAAAGCAAAAAGGAAGGAATTAACTCTTGCCATCGCCCATTGTGAACTCGTGGAAACAGTGGGGCGAACTGAAGAAGGGTTTGTATTAAAGGCTGCTAAACCTCTATGATAACTAACTGCCAAATAGTTAACATTTGTTAATTTCTTACTTTTCGTTTTTCCGTGTTCTTCGTTATGTTCCTTTCCTTTATTCTTTAATGCCTGTTGTGTACTTTCCTTTAATGCTTTCATAGCCTTACTAGCATTACTCTTCAAACCATAATCAATATCTTTATTTTCGATAAACTTCGCTAAACTAGAAATATATCGAGTGTTATCTTCTTCTTCACTTCCTACGTCTCTGGCTTCTTTTCTTCGTGGAAAATCTAAGCCTTCATAAGCGTATGCGATTTCTGGAAGAACACCATTAAATATATGTTTTTCGATTCTTAAAAGTTTACTATCTCTTACTGATTGAAGTGCTTCTACATCGCTATAATCGTGTTCAAAATGTAAATCATCTTCCCATAACTTCGCTATTTTCGTAAATAATAACGCGATTCTTTTTCCACGTTTAATTTGGTTTGACCAATATTCTATAGCTTGTTGTCGACCAAGCGCATAGTTCGCCGTTGGGAGTCCTAATACACTTGGTGGAACTCCGATTAATGCTGAAATACTTTCACGCGCGAAGGTTCTACTAGCCTGAAATTCCATTTCTCTTGGACTTAACTGAAGTTCACTTACTTCTACTTGCCCAGATAAAACAAGCGCACCACCTTGTTTTGCAAGTCCCATGTATTGATCTAATATTTGTCGTCTAGTTTCCTCAGGCCATATATCACCATCTTCTTTTGGCGAAAGAAGTACATCTGGACGACCTTTCGAAGAAGCGTCACTTGCTAACTTTTGTGCGTTTAAGTCTGCAGTAATTTCTTTGGCTAATGCTTCTATAGCCCCAGTTCCATAAATTTGTTGTGGCCCCTTCGCATAACTTGCATTTCTGCCATGTATTATTCTTTCCGGTGGATAAACTACAACCGAACCAGAAGAAGAATGTTCATAACCAATTATGCCTTCATTCGTATCCGTTACTATCCTTATTTCGTCTGGATGAAGTCGAACTATGCTAACAGGTAAGGAAGAAGATCCGAGAAGTAAAATATAACAGTTTCCACATAAAATTAAATCTGTTGTAATTTGTTCTCTAAAGAGAAATTCGTCCACCTGAGTAGAAGGATTTTGAAGAAGTTCTATTACTGGATGTTCTAAAAGTTCTCTGGCTTCTTCTCCATATCCTTTAATGAGTTTTAAAGGAAGTGCGGATAAATCTTGACTAGCCCTTTTTACTGCCGCATGTGTATAGGCATGAATACCATAAGCATGTAGGCTATCACCCTGTGAAAAAGTTGGTCGAACTCCACCGACACTCGCCCAGGAAGCACCGCGATTTTCTTCTTTAGGTTTATTAATTTCTTTCGCATATCCTTTTCCAATAAGAGCATTATAAAGAGTAGTCCAATAATTAGCCATGTCATTTTCCTTTAAAAGCATTTATTCTTTTGATTATATTATTATAGTATTCTTCATTAATTTCAAACCCAGTTAGGTCAATTTTTAGTTCTTTGTGATGAAGTACAGCAATACATATCGAACCACTACCCAAGTGAGTATCTAGTATTTTAGCGCCTTTAAAAGCATATTTTTTAAGTATCCAAGAATATAAAGCGACGGGTTTTTGTGTCGGATGTATTTTTCCCGAAAATCTATTATCAAAAGTAAACATTGGAGCAGGAGAATTAAACGAAGTCCAAGCCATTTCCCACTGGCTAAATGTTTCCCAAGGTTGTTTTTTGTTCCAACAAATGACACATCGAGTAGGCGGCAGATTAAAATAATTACCACCCCATATTATTTGATTCTTACTTATTCGAAATAATTCGTCAAAATATTCTTTCTTAGGTGCAATATCCCATTTGAAAACTTCGCTACGATTAAAGGCTCTATTCTTTGTTTTTCCACCACTTTGTACACCTGATTGTTTTAAACCATACGGCGGATCAACCACGGCTAAATCGAAGTATTTATTAGGGTATTCTTTCATACCTTTTAAACAATCGCTATTAAATAACTTCATAATATTTTCCATTAATGTGAGTTATATTGTACGCATTGCATAATAAAATAGCGAAGACTATTCAAGAATATAAAGGAACAGGTTTTACGTAAATAATCTTAATTGTCTTTTGTGTTTATTATATCGTTTTGTAGCTGCCTTATAATAATCTACGTTTAATTCATATCCATCTAAATGAAATCCAAGGTTATGACATGCTATAGCTATGGATCCGGAACCAAGATGTGTATCCAATATTTTATCACCTTCCTTAGCGTAATTATTTAATAACCAAACATATAATTCAATTGGCTTTTGTGTTGGATGAATCAAAGGTTTTTCGAAAGATTTCATCATATTAGACATCCAAAAAAGACGAAAAAATTTAGTTGTATTTTTTTTAAAAGATGTAAAAGCAATTTCACCATCTGACATAAAAGAGTTTCCGTTTTGTTTATCCCAAATAATTGTATGAGTGCTGCAAAATGGAATATTTTTCGACATGTAATTACCACCCCATATTATTTGATTTTTAGATACTCTTATTAACTCTGTAAAATATTTTTTTGAAGGTATCTTAGTATCATCCCAATTCACTTTTTTTGTAGTACAAGATCCACCGCCAATTCCATACGGTGGATCTACAATTGCCAATTCATAACTTTTATCATTCATCTTTGTCATAGCTTTTAAACAATCTTGATTATATAAATTTATCATTATATTTTCCTACTGATGTGCGTTATATCGTACCCATTGCATAATAAAATATCGTAAACTATCCATGGCATGGTCGTTTACTTTTTTTGGTTTATCTAGCTTACTTTTATTATCCCATTTATATAAACGGAACTCGCGAAGAAGATTCTTTAAATCATTAAAGAAATATATTCGGGGCCTTCCTTCCTGGTTTAAATGAAGATAATCTTTCACCATGTTTATTCCTTCTAATACACCTAAGTGTTTCGGCGCCGATATCGTCCTTAAACCTAGTTCACGCGCTAAAGTTAGTCGTCCATCTTTACTCTCTGGATCTGCAGTTATCCATGTTAATTTTTCATCCTTTGAAAGGCGTTTTATTTCTCTTCCACTTTCGATTGTTGTCTTATTCTTCCAATAAAGTTCGCGATAAACAATTATAACTTCATCTTCTTGATAATATCCACTAGGCGCTAAAGTAAACCATAACGCGCAAAATGGATGAGAAGAACCAAAATCAATAGAAACATATCTCGACCAATGGTTTGGAATTTCAAATGGTTTTATAGTGTGAGTTGCTTTATGAAAGTCATTATAAACTAAACCACTTTGTGCAGTAAACTCACCATAAAGTCTACTACGTTGAGACGCTTCCGAAAGATGATTTACAGTACTTCGCATTTTTTTAGAAGATATATATGGATTATCCAACCCACTAATTTTAGTTATTGAAAAGCCCTGGTTATCCTGTTCAACAAATCTATCATACAACCAACTAAGACCTTTTAATGGTGTCGCAGTAACGATAACGCGTCCATTTGTATCAACTGTTCGAAGTAAACTTTCATTAAATATCCCTTCATCGTTAGGCTCTTCATCCAACCATATTAATTTGGCACTACCGCCCTGGAAACTTTCTCTACCGCTATCACATGACATGCTAACTATTCTTCCACCATTTGGAAGTGTGGCGACACCCCTGTCCTGTGAAGTCCACCTTATTGTTTTCGTTCCAATAGGAAGATATTTATTTAACTTAGGTCTTAAATATTCTAAAGCGTCTTTGTAAGATAAAGAAGCACACCACACTGTTGTAGGGGTATCAGGTATTAAGTAAGAAGGAACTTCATTAAGTTCTATCCAATCTTTAACCCATTTTTCTTTTTTAGAAGCAGCTGTAGCCACAGAAAGTTGAGCGCCTATTTCAGTTTTTCCCGCTCTGTTTCCACCTGATATAAGACATGCTTCACTACTTACATCGATTAAAGCATGCCTTTGTGAAGTACGTTTTTCAGTTATATCACAATAAGGACAATGAAAGATATTATGATTTATTCTTATCATTGGACGTCCACAACCGCGTTCTCGTATTGTTTTAATACCTTCCCACCTGTGACAATGAGGGATCCATAAAGAACTAACAGATAAAGGGTAATTTTGAGCGTATTGTAAAAACTTATTTCTTACTTCCAAAGCCTTTAAGAGATTCGATTTTTGCATGTTGTTTTTCTCGATAGTCCTTCATAAGTTCCGCATGTGCTTCACAAAGTAAATTTGTATATTCACGATTCTTATAAATACTTAAATCATAAAGTAATTGCGCGAGGTTATCAGATTTAGGGAAGTTCTTTCCAGTACACCAACGATAAACGTCTCTAGGCTCCCAGTTATGAACTTTAATAAATTCATTTTTAGGGCCTATAATTCTATTTAACCATTTTGCGAAGTTCATTTTTTTTACTCCTCATCTAAATCTATTACAGGCGTTTGTATTACTTCCTTTAATGCCTTATCTGTTTCTTTTAATTCCTCAATTAATTGTTTCATTGAAAGATTACTTTTATCTATTTCAATATTTACAATTGGGTCTTGTTTAATATGATATCCATGTCGCCTTTCCATTAGCCAACAGGAAGCCTGCCAAGAGCCTTCTTTAGCCGCTTTTTGAATGATTGCTAAGTTTAATAATGCACCTTTACTTTCTGCTTTTTTAATACTCTCTAAAAACTCTACATATTTTTCTTCAATATTTTCTCTACCTTGTTTCATCCAAGAATAAAAAGTAGCTTCACTTATACCGGCGAACTGACATGCTAACTTATATGTCATGCCCATTTCAATAGCCTTACAAAGGTTGTCTGTAACTTCTTCAGTTAATTTACTTCTTCTCATTTTAAACTCAGTTGTTTAATGATTCCTTCACCTATGGCATGAGATACATTAGGAATAACGCAATTCCCTATTCGTTCCCAGTTCTTAACAAATGACTTACCAGAAAATTTATAATGTTGGCTAAAACCTGTTAAAACTAATGCTTCTTCTACTGATAAATATCTATTATTCCAATGTAAAAAAGCGTTTGTTTTTACAATTGTAGGACAGACTTTCAAAGGATGAAGTTTAAATGTATTAAAATATTTTTCTTTTAAACCTAACTTAATCAAAATCTTATTTAATTGATCTCCAGGTTTCGTCTTTGTTACTATTTCATAAAATTGTGTATCTGTTCTTAAATTCATTGTTGTCACAGGCTTTACATTTTTTAATAAATATTTTGGCATGATAGGTTTAATTTTATGAGTAGGAAAGGAATATTTTTTTTTAAAGTCTTTCCTCAAACCAACGAAAAACACTCTAGGCCTATTTTGAGGTACACCAAATTGAGTTCCACGAATAACGGCTACATTAACGTTATAACCAGCATTTTCAAGTTCATTATATACTTTTTTTGCTATATGCTTCATTTTTCCAGATATCATACCTTGAACATTTTCAACAACTATAGACTTAGGTTTAAAATGCTTAATTACCTTTAAATGAGACCAAAAAAGATAATTCCTATCATCATTCATTTTTCGTTCTCCTGCCAATGAAAAACCCTGACAGGGTGGAGATCCATCTATTAAGTCCAGTTCACCTTCATCAATATTTAACTCTTGTTGTAGTTTAAAAAGATTTAACTTTGAAATATCTTCGCAAAAAACATTTGTTGAAGGATGATTTAATTTATAACAGTCTGCAGCGTATTTATTCCATTCAATCGCTGCTAACATTTCAAAACCTGCGCGTTTATATCCTGTTGAAGAACCACCGAAACCCGCAAAAGTAGATAGGCCTTTCATGATTCTTCTTCCTGATTATTTACTTCTTCATTTATGTCTTTTCCACAGTGGGGACAAATTATAATTTTGTTATGAGGCTCTTCTACGTCGTCAAAATCAACATTTATTAAATCATCATTATAAACACTTTCGTTTAAAATGCTTTCAAGTTCGATACCTGTAAAACCAGATAATAATAAATCATCTTCTGATAAGGAATTTTCTTCGATAACTTGTAAAAGTTTACCTTCATCCCAATCGGCTAGTTCTCCTATTTTATTGTCCGCAATCGCCAATAAACGTGCTTCTACTGGATCCAAGTCTAATAGCCTTACAGGCACCTTATCTAAGTTCAACTTCTTCGCTGCGGCGTATCGTGTGTGACCTGCGATAATAGTATAATCTTCCTTCCTACAAATAATCGGAGAAGCGAAACCAAAACGCTTTATGGAAGAAGCTACTTTATCAATTGCATGTATGTTTATTCGTGGGTTTTCTTCCCAAGGTACTAATAAATCTATATTTATAAATGAACCAATACTTTCTATCTTTTTTGGCATGTATTCTCCTTAAAAAAAAAGACTATCACAATGATAGTCTATTTTATATTAAATGACAATATTGTCATTGAAGAAGTTTATTATTCATAACATGTAAACATCCTTCCATAAATATAAGTTGTGTTTCCTGATTATTATGTATTGAAATTTTTTCGCATATTTCCCATAAAAGGTCGAAGTCAATTTTTCTTTCTCCAGATATATATCGATGTAAAGTCATACGAGAAAAACCAAAATAACAAGCTACTTTTTCGTTAGACCAATTTTTATTTTTTTTAAGTTGGTCTACCTGTTGTTTAAACCATTCATTTAACATGTTATCTTCTCCTTTATAGATTGGAATTTTTCGCTTAATGCTATGATATGTTTACATGATTCTGTGCTTTTGAACTTATTAAATTTAAAAGCACCACACGAACATTTATATCTATTTGGTCTTACATTTTGATTATCTTGAAACCATATTTGAACTATATGTCGTCCCTTTAAAGTCTTTCCCTCGATGTAACAAATATTCCTTCTTACTGAATAAGTAGAAGAAGTAAATTTTACTTTTTTACTTCGTACATAATGCATAAATCTTTCTTCTTTCATATCGTTTATGAGACTATCAATATAATCGAATAACTCATTTATCTTTTTTAGTTTTTCTTTTGATATTTCCTTTTTCATGATGAACTCCTTTAATCTTCTGCTAATTCTATCGATGAAGTATAACCAAAACCAGTATACCAACGAAGCGCCCTGGCAATTGCTCTAGTCTCCGCCATGCGTATTATATGAGGTCGAATCGCTTTAGATAATACACTTTTAGGTGACGCGTCTCCATATGCTTCGTATGTTCCTTTTTTACCTGTTACAATAGCCTTAAAAATAACTAGTCCTGTGGCTTGCGTTACAAATGTCTTTGAAAGTTTTTCTTCTTCAATAGTATCTTTATCGATTGAAATGAGTTCCGTACTAATATTTGTTAAGCCCTGTTCATGTGCTAGTTCTAAGAGACCTTTAAAAGTGATAAAGTCTTTTCCTTTCAAATTTATAATATTTTCTTTGTTCATCGTTTATTCTCCTTTAATTGCGTGCATTTGTGTAACTACATTGTCCATGCTTTCACAAACTTCAATTGCATGTTCGTTACTGAGTAATATTACTGTTTTTGCATTTGTCGATTCTTGTTTTTCTTCAACTGCAGATATGTGATCAATGTTGATATATATTGTAATTTTATTGATACATTCTCCAAGTTTGAAGATCGGCTTTGTTAGTTTTATGAGTTTCATTTTATTCTCCTTTATTATCTTCGATTATCATTAAGATGAAAGATATCATCGAAATAATAAAAAGAAGGGTTAAAATTAATGGTTGTATGAGTATTGAATATTGCTGCATTAGATTAAGATATTCCATTGTTATTTCTCCTTAGGAATGGTTTTTGATTAGAGTTATGTTTATTTCATCTTCACATGTCATAGGTGGAAGATACATGCAATGAAGCATTTGATTTAAAGAAATATTAATATTAGTTCCTGGTTGATATACATTTTCATTTTTTAAATGTGGTAAAGCATAAAGAAAGGTTTGAAGGAACTTCTTCCAATCTAAGATATTTACATTACATTGATATCGATATACTTCGTTAATTTCGATTACATCAAGTTCATAATGTATTCGATTATGAGATAAAGCATTAAGTATTCCACCGAGTAAATATCTGGTTTTATAATGTACATTGACAGTTTGAAGATATTCTTTTTCATTTCTGCATAAAGTAATTCCACAGTTCATACATTTAATTGCAGTCCATCCATACAGGGCTATGGGTACTTCATTTTTGCACAATGGACACGTTACAATACAGGAACATGATATTTTATTTATGGAATGAATATAGGCTATTTTGTAAGGTCTTAATATGATTGACATGGCCTCTTCAGTTGTTTTCATTGTTAGTTCTCCTGGTTGATTGGGATTAATATTGAAGTTTAGAAGCAGCTACATTTTTATTTTTATGTGCTTTTAATAAGATTACCCTTCTTTGGTTTTGTTGTTTGGTTGAACATAAACGACACGAATTACAATTCACCCTGCCACCGCTTCTTTGTTCTGGGCATGGTGTTGGAACTAGTCCCAGTTCTTTTATGTCGTTCATTACTTCTTCAGTCCAATCGGAAACAGTTAATTCACAGGTCCAACCCATAGAAGAAGCGAGTTTTACATCTTCGATATTTTCACAGGAAGCACGAAAATACCTTTTAAAGACTTGATATTTTTCTCGAAGGTCTTTCCAAGTGTGAGTATATCCAACATTCACCATGTTGTATTCTTCTTCAACCATTTGACATATTTTAAGAACTTCTTCTTCATTTCCTACTAAATCGCCAGATATGAAGTGACGAACAATTTTAGCCTTTCTTATTACTTCTTCCATGGCTTCTTCAAAACCACGAACTTTTTTAATGTTCTTAGTAACATTCTTTATTCTAAAATTCGCCCACGCATAACAACCAGTTTTTCCTTTATTTGGATGAAATTTGCAAGTAGCAGGGCACGAACTAAGAGAAGCATAACTAACAGGAACAGGGCCTAATTTCTCCGTACCTGTTTTAGATATCCAGTGTAACATTTTTATTTTTCCTTTAAGAATAGATTTAAGATTAAGATTAAGATTAAGATTAAGATTAATATCGGTTATTGCTTTGGTATGGTGTCCAATCGCCTTCATAATGTGAGTTATCTGGCATTAATTCATTTTCATAAGATGAAGTAACTTCTTCTTCTTCTTCTTCCCTGGTAATACTTACATAATGAAAAGTTATAAATGCTTTCGTTATTCGCAATTTATTTTTTTTCAGATTTAAACTACCTTCCAATTCATTTATCAATAATAAAAAAGAATGTTTTTTGTTATATTTTTTATGTAAGTCCATTAAGATTTTTGAATCTTCTTTAAGTTCCTTTATTTCATTAGCAAGAGTTATTGTTTGTTCTATTAAGTCGTTAAGTTGGTTTCCTGTATTCATTGTTCGTTCTCCTTATAAAACGTAAAAGATTAAAGTTATTTGTCCTTTCTTATTGATAAAATATTCTTCATCTTCAGAAAGTAGGAAGTTATCACACATAAATTTTGTATAATCTTCTTTATTATCACATTGATAAAGTTCTATCATTGTGCGATAGTGACGAATAGATATGAAGTCAAATTTATTTTCTTCATACAATTTACATGCTGTTCTCATGTTTATCTCCTTAAAGATTGTTATTAAGATTAAGTAATATAAATGTAAACGATTTGGATACACTTGTAAACAGTTTGGATACATTTATTTTTCAGTAAAAATAACAATTGCCTTATAAAGGAAGTTTTAAGGCGATTATTTTTTTTGTTTTTTTGGAAGAGCAGAAATTCTCTGTAATTTTTTTTGCGCTTTTCTATAAGATTTAAAAGGTGCAGCTGGAGAAAAACCATTTAGAATTGTATTTGATGTTGCTTTTAATCTCCGTTCTAAATCCTTCTTCATTGAAGATACTTCTTTTTTAAATTTTTGTTGATTTAAATATGGACCTCTTACTAAATCTGTTTTACAGGAAATACATTTTATCAACGTCCATCCTTTTAGTGGCACTCTCATAGAATGACCGCATTCCAAACAGGTACAAAGGCATGTCATTTTTCCATTTTCAATAACTCTATTACTTAAAATACAATTACTCATTTAAATCATGAATCCTTTTATGGCATGGTTTACATAAAACAATGAGGTCTGTTTGTAATTCCCTTCCCAGTCTTTCATAGGTATTGTGATGTACTTCTAAAATGCAATCTCTTGCAGAACAGGAAGAGCATTTATAATTCGCCCTGCTTAATGCTTCTTTTCGAATACTCTTCCAATGAGTAGAAGAATACAATGAATAATCTTTAATCTTTGGAAGATTTTTTTTTTCTGTCCACCTGTTTAAAAAATTTTTATCTCTTTCCTTCGTTTCAGAAGCAATACAACCTGGACAAATTGAAGGGCCTATATCGCTTCGACTTTTTCTTTCATAGTTATAATGAGCAGAACAGCGCGTGCATTGACGACTTTCTAATAAGGTTCCTACCTTTGATACAATCTTTTGAGTAGTCATGTCTACTAATATCGATATTTCTGTAGTTCCAATATCTGTAAACCAATAAAGAAAACGAAGAAGTTCGTTTATATGTTCTTCAGACTGCGCATTTTGTTGAAGATATAAAGATATATTATTAGATAAATCTTCCTTTACTTGTTGTTTTTCATGATGAAAATGTTCAATCATTAAATCATAATAATCCATGTTCTTTATATGGTTGGCAATCTTAATATTAAGACTCATTTCGTTTTACCTGTTCGATAGGGACTTTAAAAAGATTTATGCCTTTTACCGCCCAAAGTGTTTCTATTATATACCATCTAATTTCTTTTTCTTCTATTTCTTCAATAACTTTTCCTATGATTCTTAAACGAGTAATATCAGGAATAAAATTTACTTCATCACCAACATTAATAATATTATTCTTCTCCTTTTCCTTTCTATATTTTTTTGCTTCTTCTTCAATTGAAAGAGAAGGAACATTTTTTAATTGATTCGATATATGTTTCATGTTCATTCTCCTATTAATGATTGTGCTTCTTTTATAAGCTCCTGGTTTAAAACTTCCTTCTTAAATTTACAATCTAAAAAAAGCATCAAATCCATAGAAGCATTGAATGAAGGATGTTCTTTATATATTTTTATCTTCTTCGCCAAATCATCATTTAAGAGCCTTATATCATCGGAAGAATAAAGAACTTCTTCTTCTTCTTTTGATTCGATATTTAGTCGATTATGGACTTCGATTATATATTGTTCCCTCTTCTTTGATAAAGTACTTTCAACAGGTGAAGATAACCATTTTGTAATTCCCTGTATGAAGTAATCATTCTTCCAATGGTTTTCGCCTTTTTCAATATTAAAAGCAGCTATATGATATAACTCATTTATAAAGTTACTATTATGGGCCCATACATTAATATTTTTATCGATATCATCTATAGGCCAATCAAATAAAGGAAAAATCTTTAAACATTCTTCTTTATATTTTTTTAAGGAAGGAATTAAAGCATGTTCCTTTTCTCTGTTATATATTCTATGTTCTTTTTTCTCTGTTCCTTTTTTTGTTCCTGTTTTATCATGTGTTGGTAATTTCGACTTCTCACCTGTTGGAAAGTCGTTCTTTTCACCTGTTGACAATTTCGGTTTTTCCATGTGATGAAAAGAAGTATTTTCCATGTGTTGAAAAGTTGGATATTGAAAAGTATAAATATTGCTTCTATTCATTCGTTTCTTAACAGTCATTAAAGGTATCGTTTTATCTTTAAAAGTCCACATTAAATGTTTTAGTTCATCTACCCCTCTACTAATAGAAGATTGTTTTAAATGAATCTTCTTCTTTAATGCTTCGTGTGTTGGAAAACATTTCCTAGTTCTTATTCCTTCCTGGTTGATTTTCGTATCCGATGAATTGACGAAAGATAACAAGCCAATGAAAACGCTTTTAGAAGCGCTTTTTAGTTGTGATAATATAATCAGTTCTTCATCATATATGATAACAAAACGATCTTGGTTTTTAGGCATAAATACCCCCTTTAAAAATAGATTATAGATTAAGTCCTTTTAAGATATCGCTATTCTTTGGAATCGAACACTTTTTTTCTCCCAAGAGAATTTTTTTTTTCTCTTAAGAAAATTTTATATTTAAAAATGAAAGAACCAGGAGCACAAAAAAAAGACCTCATATTCATGAGGCCTTTTAATCTTAATCTGAAAATCCCTTTAAGGAAGTACTTTATATACTAATAACAATCGATACACCTGTCAAGGCGTCGGAAGAAGTAATTTCTAAATTATCGGCGTCAGTTAAACTTACCTGTGCATGAATTAGTTCGTCGTTACTGTCATAGATTGATACTTGTACAAGTTTTTCACCTAAGTCATGTTGAAAAGATTTAGCAGTATTAGCAGTGAATGACTGATTCGTAAAAGTTTTTCGGAAGAAGTCATTATTAACAGACATGGCGCCGGTGCCATTATTATAACTTAGTCCACTTCCAGAAGGAGCATTTATCGCGGCTCTTGCTAATGCGTCAGTGTACTGAGTAATAGAACATGCGAATTGCCCTGTTCCACTATTATAAGTCATTCCAGTTCCGGCAGAAAGTGCGGATCTTGCATTTGCGTCAGTGTACTGAGTAATAGTTGAAGAAATTTGTCCACTTCCATTAATAGAAATTCCGGCACCTGCGGAAATATGTGACAAAATTTCTGCCTGAGTTAAACTAGATCGAATTTGTTCGTAATCTGAAGCGTTAGTTCCATCATTCGTTTTAACTATATACATTTCGTTAGGTGTTGGATTTGTAAGAATGACAACGTCACCTACACCCAAATTGGCACTAGAAGCAGTATTACTAACATAGTTAGCCAACGAAGATTGTGTAGTATCAACTTTTACATCTGTAATAAGTAAATTTGAAGCTGAAAGTTGCCCAGAACCGTTTACAGAAAAGTAAGAAGAATCAACGGAACTAATAAAACTTAGTCCTGAAA